AGGACCTTAGTATGTCATTTCAAAGCAATCCCCTTAACAGGGACTTGATTGGTTTGAAAAATGAGAATGCAATAGCACGTTCTATCCGAAATATCGTCTTTACGGTGCCGGGAGAGAAGTTTTTTAATGAAGATTTTGGTTCAGAAATTAGTCAATCATTATTTGAAAATGTTGATGACCTTTCTGCAATTACAATCCGTGATCAAATTCGTCAATCAATCAATAATTATGAACCGAGAGTTGATTTAATTGATGTTGAGACCTTTCCAAACTTTGATAATAATAGTTTCGACGTAAAAATTACGTATGAAGTCGTTGGTGCTGATATTCCACCTCAAGAATTACAATTCATTTTGCAACAAACTAGGTAAAAATGCCATTATCTAACTTTTCTAACCTTGATTTTAATCAGGTTAAGACAACTCTTAGAGAATATCTCAAAGAAAACTCCAATTTTACTGATTATGACTTTGAAGGGTCAAATTTATCGACCATTCTTGATGTTTTGGCATACAATACCTATATCACTTCATACAATGCTAACATGGTGGCAAATGAAGTGTTTATTGATAGTGCCACATTAAGAGAAAATGTGGTATCTTTAGCAAGAAACATTGGATATACACCAAGATCTAGAAAATCAGCAAGAGCAGTTGTTAGTTTTTTTGTAGATACAACAAATATCACTCCAGCACCAAGCACATTAACCTTAAAAAAAGGAATTGTAGCAACAACCCAAGGATCTTTTGGAAATGGTTCGTTTACTTTTTGTATTTTAGACGATATTACAGTCCCTGTTGTTGAAAATATTGCATCTTTCGATAATATTTCAATTTATGAGGGCACTTTTCTCACAAATACGTTTACATATAACTCAAGGGTTCCAAATCAGAAGTTTATTCTGAATAATATTGGAATTGACACGGATTTAATTGGTGTTACAGTCAGACCAAATGAAAATTCTTCTAAATCTGTTAGATATTCACTTCAAGACAGTCTTTTTGAAGTAACTTCTGATTCAAATGTTTATTTTATTCAAGAATCTGAGGATGAAAGATATGAATTGATTTTTGGCGACAATGTTTTTGGTAAAAAACTAGAAAATAACAATTTTATTACTGTAGATTACATTACATCGAGTGGTGATGCAGCAAATGGCATCATAGATTTTACATTTGCGGGTAGAATCACTTATACAAGAAATTCTCAAAACTACAATGTAACTTCTGGTATTTCACTTTATACAACTGGTCTTATAGCATCTGGTGGAGAAGAAATTGAAGGAGTAGAGTCAATCAAAAAATATGCTCCTAGAATATATGCGTCACAAAATCGTGCGTTAACTGCAAATGATTATGAAACTTTGATTCCTTCAAAAATTTATCCTGAGACGGAATCTATCTCAGTCTTTGGAGGAGAGGAAATTATTCCACCACAATATGGCAAAGTATTCATTAGTATTAAACCAAGATTTGGTGATTTTTTACCCAATTCAATTAAAGAAAATATCAAACTTAAATTAAAGAAGTATTCAGTTGCTGGAATCGTACCTGAAATTTTAGATCTTAAATACCTTTACTTAGAAGTTAATTCAAAGATTTATTATAACACAAATTTAGCACCATCTGCTGCTTTTGTATCTACTATTTGTCAAAACAATGCAAATAAGTATGCAGAGTCAAGCGAATTAAATAAGTATGGTGCAAGATTTAAATATAGTAAGTTTTTAAAGATTCTTGACAATAGTCACGAGTCTGTGACATCTAATATTACTACAGTTGCTATGAGAAGAGACTTAAGAGTCGTTCTCAATACATTTGCAGAATATCAAATTGGATTTGGTAATCCATTCCATGTTAAAAATCAAAACGGATATAATATTAAAACAAGTTCTTTTAGAGTTGCTGGAATTCAGGAACCAGTTTATATGTCAGATTTACCAAGTGGTGATGGTGTAACTGGCATACTGTTCTATTTTACACTTCCATCTGTTTCATCACAATCTCCGACAATTGTAAGAAGAAATGTTGGATTTGTTAATTATTCAAATGGAATAATTACAATGAATCCAGTAAATATTTTAGAGGCAAAATTAAAAGACGGAAGACCTATTATAGAAATTGAGGCAACTCCAACTTCAAATGATGTTATTGGATTACAGGATCTTTATTTGCAACTAGATACTAGTAGTAGTGTATTTGATGTAATAGTTGATAATATTTCGTCGGGTCTTGATCCCTCGGCATCAAATTACAACGTTTCTTCAAGTTACCCTAATGGTAATTTAGTAAGATCAGGTGGACCTGTTAGCAGACGAATTAACACGACCTCCACTGCTACAGCACCGTCAACTACCACACCATCAACACCATCCAGCACTGTATCAACATCTGGAGCATCTACATCAGGATCATCCTCTTACTAAGAAGTTAAAATAAAATGTCAGAAAACAGAGTACAGTTTAGCACAATCGTCTCTAATCAACTTCCCGCATATGTTAGGGAAGATTTTCCACTTGTTGAATCTTTCTTAGAGTCATATTATAGAGGACAAGAGTATCAAGGTGGTCCTGTAGATTTAATTCAGAATATTGACAGATATATTAAAGTTGATAATACAACCAATCTTTCTTCAGAAATTATTCTTGAAGGTGATATTGAATTTGATGATACAACTATTAATGTTTCAACCTCAAAATCTCCTACAGGAACAGATGGATTTCCCGATTCTTATGGATTAATTCAAATTGATGATGAAATTATAACTTATACTGGAAAAACAAGTTTTTCTTTTACTGGGTGCAAAAGAGGTTTTATTGGAATTACTTCTTATAGAAGTGAACTATCTTCAGAGGAGGTTATATTTAAAACTAGCTCTGCTGAAGATCATGATTCAGGTTCCACAATTAAAAATTTATCTGTTCTTTTCCTGAAAGATTTTTTAGTAAAAACTAAACATCAAATTCTTCCTGGATTTGAGGAAAGAAGTCTTAATCCTGATTTAAATCAAAAACTATTTTTAAAACAATCAAAAGATTTTTATCTCACAAAAGGAACTGATAGATCTTTTGAAATTCTTTTCAAGGCACTTTATAACGAAGATGTACAGGTAATTAAACCAAGAGACAACTTAGTAACACCATCAAATGCCAATTTTAGGGTATTAAATGAGATGGTGGTTGAACCTATTTCAGGTAATCCACTCGAATTGGAAAATGCTACATTATATCAAGATCAATATGATGATATTATTGAAAAGGCATATGCACCAATTTCATCTGTTGAAAAAGTAGATGTTGGATTTGGTAAAACATTTTATAGATTGACATTTGATGGTGGATATAATAGAGACATTGGTGTTGATGGATCTGCATATGGAGAATTTCAAGTTGAACCAACCACTAAAATTATAGGACAAGTATCTGCTGGAGCAACAGTTTTTGACGTTGATTCTACTGTCGGGTTCAGCACAGATGGTGAATTGCATGTAGTTTATTCTGACACAACAACTGGTGTAGTTTCTTATACATCAAAATCATTAACACAATTTTTCGGTGTATCAAATGTAAGTAAAACTATTACTGATGCATCAACCGTTGGAGTCAATACTTTTGCCTATGCATCCACGTTTGATGGAAGTGATGTGATTAAAGTAAGAGTTAATTCTGTAATTAATTCAATAGACAATCCTTCAAACTCTAAAGGATTAAAAAAAGGAGAAACAATTAATATTTCGTCTTTGGGTATCTCTGAAAACAATAAAAAGACAAATAACTGGATTTATAACTTAGCGCCAATTTATAAAGTCAAAAGTATTGATTTAATAGACTCCTCTAATTTTACTTATGAAATCACTCTTAATGTAGAAAATATTTTCAATGGTGGTGACAGTGCATCGTTAGTATTGTCTGATGGAACAAAATTACCTACATCAATTATTGACGTAAAAACGGAAAAATCATTCACAATTAGAGGTCAGGGTCAACTTGATACAAATCTTACTTTTAAGATTCAAAGAAATATTTCAAAAACAAAATCTAATTTCTTTCCAACAGCAAACATTTATTCGACCAATATTCAAAACGTTTACAAAAGTGTAAGTGGTGATGATTATCTTGTTGCATCACCTTCAATCCCATCATATAAAGGACAGCCTCTTCTTACAAACTCTAGAGAGATAAAATTTAGTGGCACGTTTAATGGTACTGAGTTTATTATTTCTCCGGGGAAAGATCATGGACTTTATACTGGAGATAAAGTCTATTATGCAGCAGAAAGAGTTTCAGAAACTTATATTGATGAATTTGGTAACAGTGCGACAAGATTAGTAAGAGGCACTGGTCTTTTTGCAGATGGGGAATATTATGTCGAAAGAGTTAATTCATTTACAATAAAATTCGCAAAAAGTAAAAGTAATATTTACAACTCAAAGTATGTAAGTGTCGATACTTCAACTTCGGTTAGAAATAGTATTGTTATTCCATTTGAATTTTACTCTAAAAATTTAAAACCTCAAAATCTTCTTAGAAAGATATCGAAACCTTTAAATGATGGTTCAATAAATCAGACAAAACCCGGAACTACTGGTATTCTTATTAATGGTGTTGAAATTTCAAATTATAAGTCAACACAAGAAATTAAATATGGTTCAATTGAAGAAATAGAGGTTACTTCACCTGGATCAGACTTAGATATTGTAAATCCACCAGAACTTTTAATATCAGATAGTGTTGGAACTGGAGCAACTGGATATCTTGCAATAAGTGGGTCTCTTCAAGAAATTTTAATTAAAAATTCTGGATTTGATTACCTTAACACACCAACAATTAAAATTGATGGTGGAAATGGAAAAGGTGCTGTGGCATCTGTAAATATGAAACTCATTGATCATGAACCTGAGTTTTTTGCAGACAATGCTAAAGATCAGGTTGTAATTGGAACTGCATCTACTCAGTCTAGAATTGGATTTTCTACCTATCACAAATTCAAAAATGCTGAGGAAGTAATTTACATAACTAACAATCAAGACGGAATTGCAGGCATTGTTACTAATGCACAATATTACGTATCAACAATTGATGATGTCACTGTAAGTTTACATCCTAAGCAAAATGACGCAATCTTAGGCATCAACACTGTTTTCTTAACTGATTTTGGAGTTGGCAAGCATTCATTAAAATCAGTTAGCAAAAAATCAGTTGTAGATTCTATTAACGTAGTTAATGGAGGATTAGGATATCAGAATAAGAAAAGAACTACATCAGCAACTTCTGGTGTAAGCACTGCAAGTAATACAATTACTATCAGTAACCACGATTACAATTCAGGTGAGTTGGTAAGATATACTTGTGTTGGAACACCAGTAAATGGTCTTAACGTTGATACGGATTACTATGTCACAAAAGAAAATGATAATTCATTCAAACTGTCTCAGGTTGGAGTAACTTCAGATAAAGAATTTTATTATAGAACTAAGCAATATGTAAATCTTACATCAGTTGGTGTAGGAACTCATGTATTTAATTACCCTGATATTACCGTTACTTTAAAAGGTGAGGTTGGAATTTCGTCGATTGGGTTAGAAACGTTTGAAGCATCAATCACACCTGTGTTTAGAGGTTCAGTAACATCAGTACATCTTGAAAACAATGGTGTTGGATATGGATCTTCTGAAATTTTAAATCTTGATCATCAACCACAAGTTACAATAAATTCAGGTTCTAATTGTCAATTAAAACCAATTATTGAAAATGGTAGAATTGTTCAAGTAATCGTACAAAATTCTGGAAGTGGATATAATTCTCCACCTGATGTTGATGTTATAGGTGATGGAGTAGGTGCAGTAATTACATTAAACATAGTTAATGGATCTGTAACGTCAGTCAATATAATTGAAAAAGGTGCTGGTTATTTGGAAGACACAACTTCAATTACCATAACACCATCTGGAAATAGCAATCCACCAAAATTTAAATCTAACCTTAAAACTTGGAGAGTAAATTTATTTGAAAAATACCTTCAATATTTTGAAAGTGATGATGGTTTTATTGTTGATTCAAGAGTAACTCAAAATGAATTGCAATACACTCATTTATATGCACCTAGAAAATTAAGAGAAAATATTTTCGCAGTAGATCAAAATGGTAACAAATTATATGGTGAATCTGATTTAAGACAAGTAAATGGTATCGAACAATCTTCGACAAAACACTCCCCAATTATTGGTTTTGCATATGATGGCAATCCAATTTATGGACCATATGGATATTCATCAAAATCTGGTGGAACAATTACCCAGATAAAATCTGGGTACAAAATAGATATTAAATCAAACAGACCACCCACCTCTATTTTTCCTGAGGGATTCTTTGTTGAGGATTACAGTCATTTTGAAGTAAGTGATGATGATGTTCTTGATGCAAATAATGGAAGATTTTGCATTACTCCAGAATATCCCAATGGAACATATGCTTATTTTACTACTATTAATTCAGATTCTGATAATTCCGGAGTATTTGAAAAATATAAAAAACCAGTATTCCCATATCTGATCGGAGATAATTATCAGTCAATACCTGATGATTATAATTTTAAAAATACTTCATTGCAAGAAGCGTTAGACTCTGATAGGTGGAGAAGAAACACTCATCCTTATAACATCATTGAAGACAATTTAGAATATTCTTATATTGATGTTCCAAATAAATTAAAACAATCTGCAAAGATCAATTCTGTTCAACCCGGAACGGTGGACTTAATTGGAATTTCTAGTGCGGGTGTTGATTATAGAATTGGAGATCAAATTGTATTTGATAATTCTGATACTAGAGGTGACGGATTATCAGCCAAAGTATCTCACTTAAAAGGAAGAACTGTTAATTCAGTTAGTGTAGCAACAAGCACTCTCTCAAATGTTGAAATTTACTCTAGTGATGTCAACGGTGAATATGTTGTCTATAATGACAAACCTCACAATTTCTTGAATTTCAACGTAGTTACTATTGCAGGTTTATCAACTACCTCTTCAAAAATCGAAGGTACTTACAGAGCAGGTATAACAACTAATAGACTGTCTATTGTAGGAACAGGAACTACTGGTGTTGCAATCGGAACAGTTGGTGTTACTGGTCTTGTAACATTCTTTGGTGTATCAGGAGATCTTTCTTTCTCTAAGATTAGGGATAATGATATTTTGATGGTTGGTGAGGAAAAAGTTCAGGTTCTTAATGTTGACGCAAAATCATCAAGAATCAGAGTCCTTAGAGAGGTTGAAGGAACAACCGGAACGTCTCATACTATTGGAAAGTATATTTTTGAAGATCCAAGAAAAATTATTATTAATGCCGGATTTAAAACTGATTATAACTTTAGAATTAATAAGCAAATTTATTTTAATCCAGAAGTAATTGGACTTGGAACTATTTCAGGTGTTGGTATTGGAACAACAATTTCATTCTCTAACCCAGGTTCGGGTATAACCAGTATTTTCATTCCAACTAAGACAATTTTTATTGAAAATCATAATCTTAAAACTGGCGATGAAGTGACTTACTCCCCAGGAACTGGTGGTAGTGGTATTATTGTTGAGGACTCTACAAATGTTGGAGTTGGCATTACTTTAACAGATGGTCAAAAAGTATTCGTAGCTAAGATTGATGATAATTTAATTGGCATTGCTACGGTTAGAGTGGGTTTAGGCACCACTGGAACATTTGTTGGAATTGCTAGCACTCATAGATCTGCAACCACACTTTTCTTTAGAAGTGTTGGATCTGGAACCACTCATAGTTTTAAAACTAATTATAGTGTGCTTACTGGTGAGGTAAGAAGAAATTTAGTTACTGTATCGGCTGCATCAACTCACGGATTAAGTTCTCCACATAATATTTCTATCAGTGTAAGTCCAAATAACACAATTACTAAAACATTAAAGTATAATGATTTTAATAGAAGAGTAATTGTTGATCCTGTCGGATTTGCCACCGTAGGAGTAAACACCACTAACAATACAATTAGTATCGCATCTCATGGTTTTGTTACAGGTGACAAGATAATACATACATCAACAGTGCCTACTGAAGGACTTGATGATCAGAAGATATATTATATTGTTAAAGTTGATAATAACACGATTAAACTCGCTAACACTAAGCATGATGCTACAATAGAGAAACCTAATGTAGTTGGTCTTTCTAGTGCGTCACTTGGAACAATAAATCCAATCAATCCTTCTCTAAAGGTATATAAAAACTCAACGGTTGAATTTGATCTATCAGATTCTTCTCTTGGATATACTGTACAAGGAGCACAATATCCTGCCTTTGAATTTAATCTCTATACTGATAAAAACTTTACTAAAATATTCAACAAATCTGACAATAATAATATTTTTGAGTTAACAAAAACTGGCAATGTTGGAAGTGCTGGTGCAAAAGCAACTCTTACTGTAAATGAAAATCTTCCCGATGTTTTATATTATAAACTTGACGTTATTAGAGAGTCTAGTACACCTACATCGAAAATAGATATTATAGTTGATGGAGAGGCAAATTCTAACAATGAAATTAATTGTAGATACAGTGAGTACAATGGAACTTATTCAATAAATGTAGGAACTACAACTTCATTTACTTACACTTTAGGAGAAACTCCAGAAAGCACAAGTTATACCTCATCAAGTTCTACTATTGAATATGAAACTGACTGCACACATACTTATGGACCTATTGCAAAAGTTTCTATAGAAAATCCTGGTAAAAATTATTATTCATTACCAGGAATTACAACTGTAACAACTTCTGCAGGTAAAAATGCTATTTTATTTACGAGTAGCAAAGATATTGGTAAAGTCAAGAATATTGATATTAACAACATCGATAATTACAAATTACCTTCCGATAAAACTTTATCACCGACTGCCAGATATCCACAGATTTTAAAAATAGATCGTTTAGCTCAAATTGAGTCTATAGGCATTTCCTCTTTTGGTAGAGGTTATCAAATAGCACCTAAACTTATAGTCATTGACGGCAAAACAAATAAATTTGTAAATGACATTGATTTAAAATTTAAATTAGCAAACAATAGTATTGAGATTCTTAAAAATACTAATGGAATAAGTAATGCAACTCCTAAGATTATTCCAACACAAACAGACTCTGGAGTTGGTATCAATACCATTACCTATGATAGTTCAAATGGTAATGTTGATGTAACACTTTCAGTTGGATTTAGTACAATAAATTCCTTCCCATTTAAGGTAGGTGATAAGGTATTAGTCGAAAATGTTAGTGTAGGTGTAGGTTCAACTGGTAAAGGATTTGATTCTGCAAACTACAATTACAAATTGTTTACTTTAACTGCTGTCACTGAAAATCTTGGTGGTATTGGTTCGGTTAGATATAATATTTCAGACTCATTAACTGGTTCTGAATTCCCAGGAACATTTGACACATTCAATTCATCAGGAAGAATTACTGCTGAGAAGAATTTTGCAATTTTTGATATTAAATTGCAAACAAAAAATTATATCAAAGGAGAAACAGTTTCTTCTGGTTCAAAAGTCGGTATAGTTGAAGATTGGGATTCAAAAATTGACACTTTGACTATTTCTTCAGATGATATATTTGATATATCTGATGTAATTAAAGGAAAGACATCTAATATTTCCGGTATAGCAACATCTGTAGAGTCTTATGATACAAACACTGATATTAATTCGAGTGTAAAAACAGTTAAGGGACGCCAAAGTGATTCTGGTCTTCTTAACTTTGATATGCAGAGAATTCAAGATAGTTTGTACTATCAAAACTTCTCATACTCATTAAAATCAAGAATTGATTTTGATACTTGGAATGATTCTGTTTCCGCAACTAATCATACATTAGGATTTAAAAAATTTGCAGATTATCAACTAGAATCAAACTCTGATAACAGCATGGTTGTTGGAGTTTCAACTGATCTTACTAATGTTACTCTTATTAAAGATGTTGATAGTTTTGTAAGTTTGAATTGTGTATTTGACTTTGATCTAGTTAAAGAAAACAACTTTAATTTAAATAATAAATTAGTTTCTGATGAGATAATTTTCTCAAATCGTATTCTTTCCGATTACTTTGAATCAGTTGGAAACCGAGTCTTATCAATAGATGATCTTTCAAGTCAATTTAATAGCAATCCTAGACCAACTGCCTTTAGTGTAATTAATTCTTTTAATGTTAATGAGATTCGTTCTCAAAAATATATTACACTTGTAAGAGATAAGAGATTCGCAGCACAAAGACAACTTCTTCTTGTTGATCTCATTCATGATGGATCTAAAGGTTATCTTAACCAATATGCAAGAGTTGAATCTCAGTACGATCAAGGATCGTTTGATTTTGCTATAAACTCTGGACAAGGTGAATTAAGATTCTTCCCAACTAAGTTTAAAATTAATGACTATAATATCACAGCACTTTCTTATGGTTTAGATGATGTATTTGCTGGTGTGGGAACAACTTCTTTAGGTGGTGTTGCCCTTATTGAATCAACTAGTTCACCTGTTACTACTGGTGTTACAACGAATATTGTTTCTATCGCAAATACTTATACAAGTGCAAAAGTATTAGTTCAAATTAATCCAGATACTTCAAGTAATAAAGAATTTGAAACTATTGAACTTAATATTGTTCATGATGGTTCAAATGTTGAATTGCTTGATTATGGTAGATTATCAACGTCACTAGGTGAATATTCTGATGTAGGATTGGGAACATATCATGCATATATTAGTGGTTCAAATCTTAAGGTAGATTTTATTCCTACCTCTACTGGTATTGGAACCACCGGAGTTATCAACACCATTCAGGTTGGTCTTGCAAGTGATACTTTCACTGGAATAGGAACTGCTGATTTAAAAAATTCTCGTATTAAATCTGAGACGACATCTATATCCTCTTCTGCTACTCCAGGTATTAATACAATTTCACAGTTTGATGATAATTTCGATGGTGGTTATTTCTTGATTCAAGTTGTTGATACCACTAATAATAATTATCAATTGTCTGAAATCATTCTTCTAGATGATTATACAAACTCTACTAATGATAGAGACACATACATGACTGAATATGGTGTTATTGAATCTTCAACAACATCAGGTTTTGGAACTTTTGGAGCAAGGGTATCAGCAGCAGGAACTGTTTCTCTTGTTTACACACCAATAGCAAGTGTTAATACCGTCGTAAATGTATATTCAAACAATCTTTGTTTGATTGAAGATGAGGATAAATCTGAAGAAATTGATTTTACTAATGGATCCATTAATAGTTCATTGGGTGCCTATCAAGGAACTGAGTCTGATATTAAGAGAGAATTTGAACTTAAGCATGAAAATTTACAAGTCTTTGAAAGATACTTTGAAGGTGACGATAGTTCAATTGTAAGTGTTGCTAATAACACTATTAAAATCCCCAATCACTTCTTCGTAAGTGGTGAAAAAATTAGATACGTTCATGTTGGAAATACTGATTCCGCTGTTGGTGTTGCGACTACTAGTTTTGTAGGAGCATCTTCTACAACATTCTTACCGGGTGAAAATCTATATGCAGTTAAGGTAGACGACAATAATATTAAAATTGCATCTAGTGCTGAAAATGCACTTAAACCAATTCCACAAATAGTTGAACTTGAAAGTGTGGGTATTGGAACTTCGCATAGATTTATTGCTACCAATCAAAATGCTAAAGTTATTGTCGCAATTGATAATGTTATTCAATCACCTGTTGTTTCCACAGCAGTTACAACAACACTCGCTGAATCAATTACTGCAGCAGATAATATATTAAAGTTTAGTGGCATTACATCATTCTTTGGTTCAGATCTAATAAGAATAGGAAATGAAATTATGAAGATTGAAGGTATCGGCATTGCTGATACTAATTCTATACGGGTTAGAAGACCATGGTTAGGAACAAAATTATCAGGATTTAGTACTGGTGCTGTTATTACCAAAGTGGTTGGTAATTATAATATTGTTGACAATCATCTCAGTTTTGTTGAGGCACCATTTGGTAATACTCCAATTGGTTCAACAACAAATGCACCAGACGAACGTGATTGGACTGGTATTACAACAAGTTCCAGTTTCCAAGGAAGATCATTTATTAGATCAGGTATTCAAAATTCATCTAATGAAGCATATCATAAAAACTATATCTTTGATGATATTTCTCAAGGATTTAATGGAACTCAAAATGAATTTAGATTATATCAAAATAGCACCGATGTAACTGGTATTTCAACAGAAAATGCAATCATTCTTGTTAATGATGTATTCCAAACACCTGGTTCTAACTGAAACAGATCCATTAGGATCAGATGTTGGTATTTCTAGTTTCCCCAAAGGTGGTATTATTGTTTCTGTTGGTTCCACTGAGGGATTAGGATATCAACCTCTTGTTGCTGCAGGAGGAACTGCTGTTGTCTCTGGACTTGGTACAATTCAATCAATTTCTATTGGTAATAGTGGATCTGGTTACAGGTCTGGTATTCAAACTGTAAATGTTGGTGTAGGTCTTTCTGCAACTGGAACACCAAGTATTGAGTTTGTTGGAACTGCTGTTATTAGTAACGGTAACGTTGTAAGTGTGGCTATCACCAATCCAGGAACTGGATATACTACATCAAATATTCCTTACGTTGTATTTGATCAACCACTTTCTTATTCTAACCTTTCACTTGAATATTCATCTTCCTCAGTTTCTGGTGTAGGCACCGAGGCAAAGATTGACATTGTTGTTGGTCAGGGTTCAAGTGTTATTGATTTTGAAATCACTAATACAGGTTATGGATTTGGTAATGGTGAAATCTTGACAGTTGCAATAGGAGGAACTACTGGTATCCCCACTACATCTTCTTACAGTGGAAATGAATTCCAAATCACTATTGATGAAATTGCCACAGATGAATTTACAGGATGGTCTTTAGGAACACTTCAAGTATTAGATGATGTAAGTGGATCAATTAATGGAATAAGAAGAAACTTTAATTTACTTCACAATGGAACCTCAGTATCAATTGTTGCTGCTAAGGGATCTAAAATTAATGTTCAAGATGTTCTCCTTATATTTGTAAATAATATTTTACAAGTTCCAGGAGAGGGTTACACTTTTGATGGTGGTAATTTTGTTACCTTTACTGAAGCACCAAAGGTAGGTGATACAGTTAAAATACTCTTCTATAAAGGAAGTGGTGATACTGATGTTATATTCAGAGAAGTTATTGAAACTGTTAAAAAAGGTGACACTCTTCAGATTAAGCATGATTCTGCAACTCAGGATTCGTTCTTGACGGAGGATGAAAGATCTGTAACTTTAATTAATTCTACAAGTAGTGTTCAAACTAATCCTTATTATGGACCAGGTAATACCTCAAACGTTGATCTTGAGAGACCCGTTACATGGTGTAGACAAACTGAAGATAAAATTATTGATGAAATTCCTGTTGGAAAAGACAGAGAACTCTATGAACCAGTAATTAATCCAAGTGCATATATTATTAAATCTGTAGGAGTTGGTTCTACTGCAGTTTACGTGGATTCCCTCAGACCACTGTTCAACTCTCAAAATGAAGCAATTGATTTAACCTTCCAGAATAAGATTAAATTTATTAGACAGGAGGCAAAAACATCTGCTGCTGCAACAGCTGTTGTTTCTGGATTAGGAACTATTTCTTCAATCGTCATATCTGATGGTGGGGTTGGTTACACAACAGCAACAGTAAGTATTGCATCTACTGTGGGGGTTGCTACAACTTCGAGTGCATTTGGTTCTGTTACGATAAGTGCAGGAACTGTCACTGGAGTTGCCATTACAAGTCCCGGTGTTGGATATACTAACACTAATCCTCCTGCTGTTCTCATATCACCACCAGCATATACTGAAGAAGAAGTTTCTGTAACCTCTTTCTCAGGTGATCTTGGTATTATTGTTGGATTTGGAACTACAAATGTAGGTGTTGGCACAACATCATTAATATTTGATCTTCATATTCCATATGACTCATTCTTAAGAGATACTAACATTACTGGAACAGCAGTAACAATAAGTTCTCTTGATGTAAATGATCTGTTTATTGTTAGAAATTCTAACATTGGTGCAGGTGAAACATCTATTACTTCCTTTGACTCTGCAGGCAATACAGTTGGTGTAGGCACATCTTTTGCAGATAATGTCTATGCAATCCGAACTGCAGTATCAATTTCTACAAGTGTTCAAGGTATTACCACGCATGTAAGGAGAGTCACGGTTGATGTTGATAAGTACATAACCTCTGGAATTACAACTTCAGAATTCTTTGGTGATTATAGTTTTGGTAAGGTTGAAGTATTAAGAACCAAAGAAAATTCTTACACCGCATATACAACTTCTGGTGTTGGAATTACAGAGGGAACTGGTATTTCTACATCACCAATGATTGTTAGATCTAAATCTTTGAAGTTTAAAAATTACTCTGTCTAATTACTAATAAATAAATAAAAAATCTCTGTCAAATGGCTGCCATTATAACGGACCAGATTAGGATATTAAATGCAAAAAACTTTGTTGCTGGAGTAGAGAGCTCCAGCAATTCTTATTATTCGTTTATTGGTCTTCCTAATCCTTCTGATTACCAAAGTGATTGGGATAGTGATCCTCCTGCACCAAAGGATAACTTTGATCAGGAGAATGACTACTGGGACACGATGATTGCCCTGAAGAAGATTAATAGTGCCGACGTTAGGCAGGTTGTTCCTAAGAGAACCTGGTCCTCTGGAACCTCATATGACATGTATCGTCATGACTATAGTAGAACAAATACTGCTAAAGTTTCGGGTTCTACAACTCTGTATTTGGCAAACTATTTTGTAATGAATAGTGATTTCAGGGTTTATATTTGCCTTCAAAACGGCATGGATCCTGATAATCCAAATGGCAGACCTTCTCTTGATGAACCAACCTTCACTGATTTAGAACCAAGATCTGCTGGCAATAGTGGTGATGGTTACTTGTGGAAATATTTGTTCACGATTAAACCTAGTGATGTTGCTAAGTTTGAATCCACCGAATATCTTCCAGTCCCTAAAGATTGGAGTACAGCAACCGATAATGCTGCAGTGAGAGATAACGCTGTTGATGGAAGTATCAAAATTGTTACTGTCACTAATAAGGGGGTTGGATTAGGAACTGCTAATAGAACTTATACCTCTGTTCCCATCAAAGGAGATGGAACAGGTGCTCAATGCACTATTTCAATTGATGCTAATTCTCAAGTAAGTTCAGTTGTAGTATCAAATCAAGGTTCTGGATATACTTTTGGTAGTGTTGATTT